GGATGAGTCGCTACCTGTAATGCGTATCTTCTCCTGAGTCTCAAAGACGCCATCTACTGCGCTAATGGAATAAGTGGTATCAATAACATCATTGGTGTAGGTAATCTTCTGGTCATCTCTGGATATGGTCAGCCCTGTGCCTGCTTCAAATACAATTTCATCTGTGGATGCGTCGCTGCCTGTAATGCGTATCTTCTCTTCATCATCGCTAACACCGTCTACTGCACTAATTGAGTATGTGGTGTCCTCATCAGGCAACGTAACGGCATTGCCGCTGGAAATCGTCAGCGTCTGCCCATCAATGGATAGCGTCTGCGCGTCCATATTCTCCCACGTCGAGTCACCTCGCAGGAATGAGCTGCTGTCGGCTGTCCCACTCCCAAGCCGCGCCGTGGCCATTGTGCCGCTAACAATGTCGTCGGTGGGGTGGGTGTGATGACTGGAGGAGTCGCCGCCGATTGTTCGGCCACGAAGAACGGTGCCGTCAAATTCGGCATTAGGTACTCCAGCAGTCAGGGTAGACCCATCAAACTCGCTGGCATCAGTGGATGAGGACGGAAGGACTTTGCTCATTGCTTGATTGCTAACAGCTCACTATTGCGCTATAAGTGATACCGCATTACGGCCACTCAGTCAAACATGGCAGAAGGCAAATATGGTTTAACTTTCGACCATCCAGTCAACGATCTGGAAATCGAACTTTACTGCTTCAGGAACAACTACTCACCCAAGGATGGCGGGTTAGGGAGGTTCGGGCACCTAAAGAATGCCATCAACCTGCTGTGGCCCAAGACCACATGGAACCCGTGGCTGGAAAGACAACTAGAATCCTTGTGCGAAAATCAATGGGTTAGCTGGGCTGGTTGTGCCGCATCAGGGAAGACCTTCGCCTCATCCCTGTACGCCATGACGTGGTGGATCGCCAAGCCCCAAGCCTCCAGTGTTATCCTTACCAGCACCACGGCGAAAATGATTCGCAAACGCGCTTGGGCTAACATCCAGCAATTACACCGTGGCTGTAAAGGGTTCCCCGGAAATCTCGTGGATAGCAAAACCACCCTGCAATCCGTTAAGGGCGACGATAAGAACGCAATTTTCGCAATCCCCGTGCTTGAAGGTACGACCTCAAAGGCAGTCGCCAACATCCAAGGCGTCCACAGCTCGCGTATCCTAGTCATAGTAGACGAGGCGACAGACACCCCGGAGGCGGCGTTTGAGGCTTGCTCTAACCTTTCCAAGGGCTGTGAAGAGTTCCAGTTCCTAGCCATTGGGAACCCGCATAGTCATCTGGATGAGCATGGCAGATTCTCAAGGCCAGAAGATGGGTGGGATTCTGTGGGTGTTGAGACTCAGGAATGGAAGACCAAGCGCGGTGTCTGCGTGCGATTCGACGGGATGCATTCTCCTAATGTCCATGATGGAACCACGACCTACCCCTTCCTTATCACGTCCCCGCAGGTTCAGCAGGCCATATCCTTTGAAGGTGTATCATCTCCAAAGTTCTGGAAGTACACCCGAGGCTTCTGGCCAGATGAAGGCGTCGTCCGCACGGTGCTCTCAGAGAGTATGTGCGAGAAATACAATGTCGGCCAACAGCACACCTTCATAAACAAGGCCGTCACTGTGGCAGGACTAGACCCAGCCTTTGGGGGTGACAGGTGTATTCTCAGGTTTGCCAGATACGGCGACTTGGAGGGGGGAGCTATGGGTATCCAGTTTACCGACATTATGCCCATCCAGACTGATGCATCCTCCTCTGAACCCATACATTTCCAGATTGCTGCCAAGGTCAAGGACGCCTGTATCATGCACGGTTGCGAGCCAAGGTATCTGGCTGTTGACTCAACCGGGGAAGGCGGCGGGTTATGTGACATACTCCACAAGGAATGGAGCAATCAGATCAGGCGGGTGGAGTTTGGGGGCAGGGCCAGTGATCTTCCAGTGTCGGAACAAGACAGTCGGATATCTCACGAAGCCTATGCCAACCGGGTGACAGAGCTGTGGTTCAGCGTAAGGGAATGGGTCATGGCCAACCAGATAGGCGGACTGGACGACCCCACCATCATCGAGTTCTGCTCAAGATTGTTTGATGACCAGAAGAGAAAGATTGTCGTTGAGCGGAAGGTGGACATGAAGGCCCGGACTAATCAAAGCCCTGACTTGGCGGATGCCGCAGTGTTAATCGTGGAACTTGCAAGACAACTAGGGTCAGGCCGCTTGCATTCAACGACAGAAATGGATAAAACATGGAATGACTCTGTTCAGAAGTTTGACCTGATCTATAGCGAAGAGAATCTTTATGCTGATATGGAGGAATAAAACACGCACGCCGCTCAATGGGTGGCGTTATCTTGTCCCTGAAACTGGGGTGCTCGTAACCGGGCCACACTGGGACACCTTGCTGGCAAATGTCGCCAAGCACCTTGAAGCCAACTCCCTGCCCACAGACCCCCACCTTGAGCGCAGGATTGAGGAGTACATGTGCAAGGAAATACCTGACGGTTGTGATAGTATATCTACCAGAGATGCGAAGCCAAAAAAAATGACCGTTGGTGATGTCTTACGGTTTACGGCCATGATAGGGGCAGATATGCTTAATGGCCGGGAGCGAGTTGATAAGGAAGTCGCCAATAACAGGGCAAGGATATGTGTCGGTTGCCCAGATAATATAGACCCCGCAGGGTGCTCGACCTGTAACCGGGGCAGAATGGAAAAGTTGATAGAGAAGCTAACCGGGGCAATTGCCACCAAGCATGATGCGAGGCTCAAGTCTTGTCGTCACTGTGGCTGCATCAATAAGGCGCAGGTCTGGTTCCCTCTGGATATTCTGCAAAAATTCACACAAGCCGATGTTAATGCGGCACTACCCTCTAATTGCTGGAAGAAAAAATGAATCCATCCACACAAGTTAAACTAGACTCAATCTCCGAAGGGGGAAAACCGCCAGCGTCCCGACTCAAGGATGCGGGTGAAGTATCCAGTCTTGTCAGGTTACTGATCAGTGCAGACGGGTCACGATCCAGCATCCGCGCCAAGGTGCAGGGCTTGGTAGACGGCAACGCGCCATACAAGGGGTCAGAGCTGAGGCGCACCGGGCAATCCTTCCGTACCAATATCAACTTCCGAGAATCAGAGGGTTTTCTCAGTCTCGCCCTCGGTGCTTTTTATGATGTCTTCTCAGAGACACCTACCTACGCCTCGGTGCGCCTCAACTATGGCGATGCAAACGAGTCAGAATCCTACAGCCGTGTTGTCACTGAGGAGTTTGATAGGCTCCAGAAGCTGGATGACGACTTTGATTACATGATCCAGTTAAGCCAGCATGAGATGGTCATGTTCGGTATAGGCCCGGTGCTGTTCGAGGACGCAACCAACTGGCGGTGCAAGGCCATCAAGGCATCCGATATGCTGGTGCCTGAATCCACAAAGTCCAACATGTCCGACTGGACAGTCGCCGTTGTCCGGGCCAGCTATAATGTGCATGAGTTGTACGCCTTCATACGCAACGAGGAGGCCGCAGCAGCCATGGGCTGGAACCTTTCTGCCGCAAAGAAGTCCATCATTGAGGCTGCGCCAAACAGCGATAATGTATCAGGCAGAAGCTGGGAACATTATCAGGAGCAATTAAGGAGCAATGACCTGTCTTACTCTGCCAAGTGTGACTCGGTACAGGCGGCTCACGTTTTCTACCGGGAGTTCCCTGACGACAACAACCCAAGCGGGGCTGTGTCCCATTGCATAATTGATGAGCGCGGTGACGGCAAGGAGTTCCTGTTCAGGAAGGTGGCCCGGTACGGTAGCTGGCAGGAAGCATTGCATTGCCTGTACTACGATAAGGGCACAGGGAACCACCACTCCGTCAAGGGGTTGGGAGTCAAGATGTTCTCGGCCATGGAATTGAAGAACAGACTGCGTTGCGCCACGGTTGATGCCGCCTTTGCTCGCGCACAGATCATGTTCCAGCCCACCACCCCGGACAGCCTGAATCGCACCAGCGTCATACAGCAGGGGCCATACGCCATACTGCCACCGGGCATGAACGTGGTGCAGACCAGCTCGGCGGGAGTTCTTGATGCGCCCATGTCTGTCGAGAAGGAGCTGGAAGGACTGCTACAGTCAAATCTTTCACAGTATCGTCAACGACTTGAGAAGCCCGGTGGCAACCCGAGAACAGCCACGGAAATCCAAGCCCTGATTGCACAACAGAGCGTCCTTGGTAAGACACAGTTAAACAGGTATTACACTCAACTGGATGCATTGTTCTCTGAACGATATAGACGGGCAACCAACAGGAAGCTGACTGAGGATATGCCCGGTGGCAGGGAAGCCCTTGAGTTCCAGAAACGCTGCAAGAAACGTGGCGTCCCTGCCGCAGCATTAAAGGCTGTGGACTGGGTAAAGGCCACGCGCACCGCAGGGCAGGGCAGTGCCTACCAACGACAACTGGTGATGCAGGACATGATGAGTCTTGTCACGATGCTGCCCGAGGGTGGGCGTGATGCCGTCATCAGGGACTACGTTGCCTCTAAGGTTGGCACACAGATGGTGGATCGTTATGTTCCCAAGCCAGAGGAGGACAAGGGGTTACAGGAGCAGGTGCAGGAAGCCTCCGTGGAAAACCCATTGTTCAAGCTGGGAGCAACTGTCCCGGTGGCAGACGGAGATAACCACGTTGTCCATGCTGCAACACATCTCCAGTTTGGTTCAGAAGCAGCAGGAGCCGTGGCGGACGGGGGCGACCCGGTGGAGATCGCAGCCACATTACGTGCTTTATTGCCCCATATCGAGGCACATCTGGCAGAAGTAAGGGCCGATGAAACACGCAAGGATTTGGTCAAGATGCTGGAGGGACAGTTAGATGAACTAATTGAGGTGTTCACCAAGTTAAGCAAGGAACTCCAGAGACAACAGCAGCAGGCTATGCAGCAGCAGGCAGAGAATCAGGCAGCGATGCAGGAGCAGCAGGCCATTATGGACGGGGTTGACCCCAAAGATCAGATCAACATGCTCCGAACACAGCGCGATGAGTCTCGTAAGGACGCCAAGGCTCAGGCAGAGATTCAACGTAAGAGCGAACAGCACCAGCAGGACATGGCTATTGCCGACGCCAAGGCAGCGGAGGAGTTGAGTTAATGACGATTTCATTGACAGTAAGTGACATGCAATGGTTGATGGGGCTTGTATCCACTGAAATTGAAATGGGGGAAGCACTGCTACAAGTCATGCCGCAGAACAAGGAGATCAGCGCAGACGTTGAACATGCCCATGAAATTTTGACCAAGGTGGCTCTCGCTGTCATGGTGCAAAAAACAAAGAATAAAAATGAACCTGAAACAATGGAGATCGACCCCAGCCGCAATTGAGGCGGCAAATAAACTGAAAGGAAATGAGACATACAAGCAGATGCTTGACGTGGCTCACAATGAACTTCCGACCAATCGAACCCTTCCTGTAATGGGGGCGAAGGATACGGATTTCGTGTATGCATACGGAATCGAGGTTGGATACAGAAACTGTCTGGCCGTATTAGCTGCCATGTCAGAACCAATGCCAGAGGAGAAGGACATCACTCCAGACTTCTCTAGCGAAAACAACGACGACGAATAATGAGCGAAGAAACTACTACAACCATGGAAGCCGAGGCCGTCAGTAATACTGATGCTGTCGAGGAAAACGAGGCACCATCCTCATTTGTTGATGCCGCATTGAAGGCGATGGAGGAGGGGGAACCCAAGGAAGACCCGAAGCCTGATCCTGAGCCTGAACCAGAGGCCGAGCCAGAAGCCGCCGCTGAAGAACCGGAAAAGAAATCTCGGTCAGCATCCGACTTCAAGCTGATAAAGCAAAGGGCCAAGGAAGCTGCCGGGGAAGTCGAGAAGCTGAAGGCGGAAATTGAGGAACTTAAAAAGGTTGAGCCAGCAGGTGACCCGGAAATAGATCGCCTCCGACAGGAACGCAATGAGTTATCTGCGCGACTAAAGGCGGCATCTCTGGAGCGACACCCGGAGTTCTCGCAGCATTACAAGGACAAGATAGGGAGCATTCTTGAGAGGGCCAAGGGGATTGCCGGGGCAGAGTATGCTGACCGGATTGAGGCGTTAATGAACATGCCAGACTCGGAGTACAAGACATCCGCCTTGGACGATATCTTTTCCGACCTTTCAACCAGCAAGCAGGCGCAACTGGGAGCCTTGATTGCCCAGATGGATGAAGTGTCTGGTGAGCGTAGCTCGCAGCTCCAGAACGCTGACCAGACCTATGAGCAGTTGATGTCCAAGCAACAGGAAAAACAGAACCAATGGATCAAGGATAACGAGACTGTGTTTGGCAAGGTCGGTGAAACTGCCAAGGACTGGTTTGTTTTCCAAGAGCGCGAAGGCGAAGCGGAATGGAACAACGCCGTTCGTGACAGGGTGAGTGTTGCAAAGAACATTTACCTCGGTGAGTCTACCCCGGAGCAGCTCGCAACCGCAGCCTACATGGCCAGTTCCGCAGACTTCCTTTATGACACCTTGACCAAGGAGCTGGAGGCACACGCATTAACCAAGCAGCAGCTAAAGGAAATGCAGGGAGCCACCCCGTCCATTGATAGTGACGGACAGAAGAAGGACACGTCAGATATGTCATTCATAGACACAGTGAATGCAGCAATGAAGGGTTAATCATGCCAAAGGTAGGAAAGAAACATTTCAAATACGACAAGGCAGGGCGAGCAAAGGCAGCAAGACACGCCAAGGCAACTGGGCAAAAGGTCGTTAGTAAGCAGAAGAAAAAAAGCAAAAAGGGCTACTAACGCAGCAAGTCCCACCTATCGCGGAAGCTCTCGTAGGGACATACGTGCCATTTCTTTGCCTGTAACGGGTGTGCCCCCGGTTCCCAGAATCGTGCGCTTAACTTGACCTCCTCGATTGGGATGACGTAGAAGGCTGGGCCATTGCTGTACATCAACACCACCACGAAGTAGTCGGCGTCATTCTTGCTGTATGGGAGTTTCTTTCCTCCTCTAGCAAATAATACTCGATAGGTTCCGTGCTTGGTCTTTACTGAGCTGGACTTAACTTGGAGTCGAGTGAGGCGGGAGCGAGAATCTGTGATGAGGTCGTAGCCTTCGCTGTCGCCGTAGGGCCATGAAACAGCGAACCCGTGCTTCAGGAGTTCAACCGCCGTAAGCAACTCTGCTGTTGCCCCGGCCAGCTTCTCGACCCCTTTTTCGTGGGAGCTTGGTTCCTCCATATTCTCATTGTGACTCTAGCCTGTGCTCCAATTCCGCGATGGTATTCAGGGCAGCTTCAACCCAGTGAGGAGCTGCGCTGGCTGCGGCGGGGAAATCATCTCGGGCGATGAGGCTCGCTCCGTTGTCCATCCGAACCCCCAGACACCCGCTTGTCAATAATAGCGCGGACAGCATCGCGGTTACGGCTTTTCTTTTCAGTGAGGCGTTCATCGGCGGCTACGCGGTTAAGACGCTCCCCAAGCTCATTGACAGCGTCGACGAGCTTCGGCAAAGCTGCCAAGCCCTTCATAGCTGCCATGAGCGCGGGAAGCATCGTTCACCTTATTTCTTGCGAGTTGTTTTATTAGACGCAACGTATTCCTTTACGGCGTCTACCACCCCCTGCCCACCTATGTAAGCAGGCACGATCACCACGATAGCGGCGATAATCTTCTCAGCCATCTCAGGCTTTATGTTCGCCCACTCAGTGGCCATTACCATTACGAGGCCACCGATGGCGACCCATAGTTTCCGTGATTTAAGTTTTTCCTTCATTGTCGTCAGTTAGAAGTTTGTAGCACTTAATGACTGTCCATATTATTGTTACACCGAGCAGGACAATCTTCAATATAAGCTCGATGTCGGCCAATGATACAGCAGCAAACACGCCGCCGTTAAGCCCTAAAGTTCGCACGTAGTCGTTCATGTTAAAAAGGTGGTGGAGCCGCCCACCGTTAAGCAGACGACCCCACCAGTGACGACGACTAGGGATTAAGCTACCAGATTGGGCCGCTTGAAGAGTACGGTTGCACCGTGATCTCCAAAGATCGGCTCAAACGCCATCTCATACATTCCGATGTGCCGACCAAAGACCTCAGATGGGTCTTCGCAGGTGTCAGCTCCACCCCACTTGTACGCTCCGGTAATGAACTCCCATGCACCGCTGTAATTCTCAGGAGAGAACCCTAGCGAGCCGGGGGTTGAGGACGGAACAACGAGTTGGCGCATCACGCTCGGATTGAGAACAACTGCTGCCTCGTAGATACCATTGTTACCGCTTGCTTGAGACTTGCTCGTGTAAAGCGGGTTGATTTTAGTACCTGATCCCTTCGTGATTTCACCGCCAGCCAGCGCGACGTTTTCGTCGATGCGACGGTATCCGGCTAGCGCAGGGCCGTCCTTGCGTTTGAATCTCGGCGGATTTGTGACCACAATATGACGGAAATTTCCGACAACGCGATCTGCTCCAATGGCCTTTAACAGCTCATTAGCCTGCGATGACTCGCGATAGTCCGTGCGGATTTCGCCGACATTGGCACCCTTCAGGAGTTGGTTAGACTGATCCATTCCAATAACGAGAGGGAAGATCGGGCCATTAGGGCCAAGCTCTATCCAACCGTTACTGTCACCTTCAGTCGCCCCAGACTCAATCAGCTTAATAGCAAGCTGGTCTAGGTGATGCTGAAGCAATGGAACAGTGTCCACTAGGGCGTTGTCAACTGCGTGGTTGTCAATGTCTAGACTGGTTACATCAGTGTCAACCAGTTCAGCATCTGATCCATCGGCCGCTGTACCTGCCAACGTCACTTGACGAGCCTTTTTCATGTACTCGTTAGCGACCTTGTTCTCCAGAATCCGCTTGCTGTGTTTTGTAATTTCTTCCAAGTATGCTCTCAGGAAGGAATCCACGTTATGTCGATATTTTAGGTTGCTTTGGCAGACCTGTGGGCCACGAATTGATATTCTCTCTGGAGAAAATTCCTGCTCGCTGAACCCCCATTCGACATCGTTCCAAGTGCGAGCGCAAAGGCCG